TCACCAATAACAAGTTCAGGAACTTTGGCATTAACAGTTGCTGGAACTTCAGGAGGTATACCTTACTTTAGTTCTGGAACAACTTGGGCATCTAGTGGTGCATTAAGTCAATATTCTTTGTTAGTTGGTGGTGGTGCTGGAAATGCTCCCACATCTTTATCTTCTACAGGAACTGCTAATCAGGTATTAATTTCTAATGGTGCAAGTGCAAATCCTAGTTTTACATCTGCACTAACTGGTCTAACAATAGACAACACAACAATTGGTGCTACAACTGCTTCAACAGGTAAATTCACAACCCTAGAAGCCACAGGAACATCAACTTTGGGAGATGCTTCTACTACTTATATTCAGGTAGTGGGAGATGCTTCTTATCCTGCAATTAAAGCGGCAGGAGGAACAAATACACCTCTTGTTTTGCAACCATTGGGAACAGGCGCACTTCAGGCACAAAAAACAGATTCTACTGCTACAGGTGGTAATGCTAGGGGTGCTAATGCGGTTGATTGGCAGACAAGTAGAAGTAGTGCAGGACAAGTAGCATCAAGTATTTATTCTGCAATTGGAGGAGGAATTCAAAATACTTCTTCCAATAGTGCTTCATCTGTTTTTGGTGGATATAATAACTCTGCAAGTAATGCTTACACATTTATTGGTGGAGGTCAAAATAATGGTGCATCAGGTTATGGCTCTGCAATTACTGGTGGATTTTATAATGTTGCAGGAGGATATTACAATTTTATAGGTGGAGGTTATACAAATACTGGAACTAGCAATTCTGTTGTAACAACTCAATCAGGAACAATGAATGGCACTACTGCCGTTACATTATCAGGTTCAAATGCAAGTATTAAAGTTGGTCAATATGTAATTGGTACAAGTATTGCAAACTTTACTTATGTTGCCGCTATTTCAGGTACATCTTTAACGCTTTCTCAAGCCGCTAGTGGTTCATCTACAAATACCCTATCTTTCTACACACCTCATGGAGTAGTAGGAGGAGGAGGAAATAACCAAGCAACAGGAGCATATAGCTTTATTGGTGGTGGTGGTGATGCGGGTACTGCGGGTAATAGGAATACTGCGTCAGGTGATTGGAGTTTTGTTGGTGGTGGTCAAGCTAATATTGCAAGTGGTTTAGGTTCTGTTATTTCTGGCGGTGGATTAACAACATCTGGTGGAGTTTCTGGCAATACTGCATCAGGTGCATTATCTTCAATTATTGGGGGAAGAAACCAACAAGCAACATCAAACTATTCTACAGTAATAGGCGGTGCAAGTAATTTGGCTAATGGTGTTTATTCTTTGGTTGCTGGTGCATATGGAACAGCAAGAGGAATACAAGGATATACTGTTTTTTCAAATTCGCCAATAACTAGCACAACTGGTATTACACAAGCTGGACTTTTAGTAATTGCAAATTCAACAACGACAACAGGAGCAGTTGCATTAACTTCAGATGGAAATGCTGCGGGTTCAACCAACCAAGTTGTATTGCCTAATGGTCAAACAAGCACAGTATCTGTCTACACATTTAGAGTATTAATATCAGCGCACAACTCAGCAAATACAACTGATATTGCGGGATGGCAAATACTTGGTGTCATATCTAGGGGTAACGGAGTAGGAACAACTGCTTTAGTTGGAACACCATCTGTAACATTATTGGGAGCTACAACAGGTGCTATTACCGCAGGATGGGGAACAGTATCAAACGTAGCGGCAGTAGCAGATACAACTAACGGAGCATTGCAAATACAAGTTACAGGGGTTGCCTCTACTACAATTAGATGGTCAGCTAGGGTAGAAACTAACGAATTGGCATACTAAGGAACTAACATGGCATTACAAATTAACCTCGCATCAACACAATTTGGAGCACCTGCTCCACAGGCATACGCCCGAGTCACAAATTTCTTTGGAAACAAAGACAACATTCAAGTACAGGTATCTGTGCATTTCTCAAAGGATGCTAGAGATTCAAATCTAAGCCCTGTCATGGAACACGCACACTATATTGGATTAGCAGACATTGAGGGTAAAGGTGATTTACTCCCTGCAATCTATGGTGTGCTTAAAACAATGTCTCAATACCAAGGCGCAACGGACGTATGAATTACATTTGGAAAATATTAGAAATAAGTGCTGAAAATGAGTTAATAACTCATGCCAAATATCATTGCACATTATCTGATGAAACAAATATTGTTGAAACAGAAGGTAATTGGTTTTTTGTAGACCCTGTAATGAATGTGCCATTTGCCCAAGTTACAGAAGAAATGGTAGCAAATTGGATAGAAAATGCTTCTATGAAAGATGGGGTAAATGTAATAAAATCAAGACTAGAAGAACAATTGCAGTCTTTAGAATTAAAAACTGTTGTACCTCCTTGGAAGCCACAAGTATTCACACCTAATATTTAAACATGGCGCAAACTAATTTCACCCCAATCTATTTATATAACAGCGGAATGGCTAATAACATGCCTCTCGCTGCTAATTTGGGTGCGGGTGAATTGGCTATTAATTACACAGACGGCAAACTGTTTTATAAAGATAACAACGCTGCAATACAAGTAATTGGTTGGAAGACAACTCCTACAACTGCTGGGGGCACAGGCTTAACTAGCTACACAGCAGGGGATTTGCCTTATTATTCTTCTGGTTCTGCATTATCAAAGCTAGGAATTGGCACAAGTGGATATGTATTAGAGTCAAATGGTTCTGTTCCTACTTGGGTAGCACAATCTACTTTATCTGTTGGTTCAGCCACAAATGCTACAAATACTGCTATAACAGATAACACAAGCTCATCTGCTACTTGGTATCCAACAATTGTTAGTGCAACAACTGGAAATTTACCTCAGACAACATCAAGCACTAAGTTAAGTTTTGTACCAAGCACAGGAACATTAACTGCAACAAATTATGCAGGAACATGGGCAGGATCAACAATTGGCACAGGATATGGTGGTACTGGACTCACTTCATTTACTGCTAATGGTGTTGTTTATGCAAGTAGTTCAAGTGTATTAGCTACTTCAGCAGCATTTACTTTTAATGGTACAGATGTAGGATTTACAGGAAATTTAATACCAGGCACAGCATCCAAAGGCATCAACTTTACAGCAAATACTCCAGCATCAGGGATGACAAGTCAATTGCTGAATTGGTATGAAACAGGAACATGGACTCCCTCATCTGGAGGTAATGCTACATACTATGCACAGGTAGGTAGATATACTCGCATTGGTAACATTGTTCGTATATCAGGCTCTCTTGTAATTAATGTGTTAGGTACTGGATCAGCAACATCAATATTTGGTTTACCATTTGTTGGAAATCCTCCAGGACCAACAGACTTTATTGGATTTACAAATTTTTCAGGTTTGGCGCTTTCCGTGGTTTACATTGCTGGTGCCGCTGGTGGTTCTCAAATTGATATTCGATCATTACTAGTTGCTGGAACAAGTACTGCATTAAACAATGTATTAGGTAATGGAACTAGAGTAGATTTTGCTGGTACATACTCAGTATAAGGAAAAAAAATGTCTCTTACAAAAGCATCATTCTCAATGATTACAGGAGCTGCATTTAATGTGGCTGATTATGGCGCTGTGGCTGATGGGACTACAGATGCTACTGCTGCAATAAATGCCACAATTCTTGCAGCTTATCAATCAAAGGCAAATGTACTTTCACCTACAGACAACATCTATCAAGTTGAAGTTAGATTTATAGCTGGTGCTAATTACAAAATTGTTGGTCCTATTCTTCTGCCAAGTGGAATTAATCTAAATGGAAATGGTTGCCAACTAATTGGTTCTTATGCAAGTGCTGTAACAACTAATTATGATGATTCTGCACCATCTATTATTGAAAGTGCTTATTACAATGGTTCAGCAATTGTAAGTAACAGATCAGCTACACCTACTGTTGATCGTGTTACTAACTCAACAATTCAAAACTTTGCTTTTTTAAATGCTAATTGTGCTATTAATGCAATTAACATGAATGAAAATTGCATTATTGCACGTTGCTCATATAACAATGTATCAGCAGCAATACGTTTGACTGATTGTTTTTATATTGATGTTTTTGAACACACGATTCGTAATTCATCTCAAGCAACTAATCAATATGCAATTCTTTTGTATGGAACTGCAACAACACCAGTACCATCTACAAATAGCCAATTGTCTATTAGAAAAACTTTTTTAATTGGACCAGTAGTAGGGATTGCAATAAATACAACTGGAACTGCTGGAGTAATTATTAATAATTGTTCTTTTGAAGAAGCCTATGTTACGGATGGAAATGGAAATGTAGACGGCATAGGAATTTATTTTCAAGCAGGTTTTGCTGAAGGTTATTCAATAACAAACAACTATTTTGAGGGAATCCAAACTGGTATTAGTTTTGTTAATGAAGGTGCTTATGGTCTTTCAATAAATGACAACTATTTTTCAAACACTCTTTACGCAATAACTTCAAGTGGCGCTTCAAATTTGCGTGTAGCCAATTTTATTGGCAATGCCATCATTGATGGTGGTGGGATTATCCGAAACTTGGTAAACTTTTCTCCTATTGGAAACGATGTTTTCTATCAAGTTGCTTCTAAATCAGGTAGCTTGTCTGCTGGACCATCTGCTTTTATATCTGTTTTTAGCCCATCTAATTTAAGCACAGGAGTTGCAACATCTGTATGGCTTGATGGTAACTCTAACACAATTGCCAAAGCTGACCCAGGCTTATTAAATCAAAACAGTCTTAATTCTTTTGCTTATGAGGGTGGTCAAACTGTAACAACTACAAATAACATTCCATTTTGCACTTATGCTTTTACAACTAATACATTAACAATTTCAACACCATTAAGTTATGACACATCTAATATATTAGTTTTTAACTTGTCTGGAGCTAGTACATTTGGGTCATTTGTTTTAAAAGGTTTTATTTTTGGTACAACTGTAAGTTGGGTTACACAAACACCTAACACAGCATCAATTGCAGTTAATAATGTTAGTGGACTTGTTCAACTGGTTATAACAATGACAGGAACAACTACTAGTGGATATGTTTCTGGTGTAATTAGACATGCTTAAAGAACATCACTTACAAATTTTAATAAGGAATATAAAATGACAACTCAAGCAGTAACTATGACACAAACTGTTGATAATGTGTCTGCTGATGCCAATGGTGTTGTTGCAGTACGTTACATCAACACTTATACTGATTCAACCAACAAAGTCATTCAAGAGGCTGTAGCTGGTGAATATATTATTCCTGGAGATGATTACAGTCAAAAAGACCCTAAAGTTATTGCCATTTGCCAAGTTGTTCAAACCCAAGCTGTTATTGATGCTTACAAAATTTTACAAACTACTCATGTTTAATTTAAAGCATAAATTAAATTATGATTAAAAAGGAATTATTATGACTGTATATTTATCATCATTTGCAGGAGCAGGAGCACAATTCTTTGATAATAATGGTGTTCCTTTGTCTGGTGGCTTAATTTATACTTATGCAGCTGGAACAACAACTCCACAAGCAACATATACATCAAGTAGTGGTTCAGTTGCTCAATCTAATCCTATTGTTTTAGATTCTAGTGGTAGAGTTCCTAGTGGTGAAATTTGGTTGACTCCACTTTTAACATATAAATTTGTACTACAAACATCTAGTGGAACAACAATAGCAACTTATGACAATATAAGTAGTATTTTTGGTTCTATACCTACAATTTCAGACTTTACAGGAACAGGAAGCCAAACAGCTTTTACACTTTCAATATCACCAATAGAATCAAACACAACTAATGTTTATATAAATGGAGTTTATCAAAATAAAAATTCATATTCTATTTCTGGCACTACATTAACATTTACTCAAGCCCCTCCTATTACTTCTTTAATTGAAGTAAGTTATGCTTAAAGGTTTAAAATGACTACACCACTTGATATTGTTAGTAGAGCATTAAAAGACATTGGTGCTTTAGAGGCTGGTGAGACTCCAACTGCTGAGGCATCACAAGATGCTTTTGATATGTTGCAAGATATGTTAGACCAATGGTCTAATGAAGACATGATGGTGTTTTACAAAAATGAAATCATATTTCCTGTTGTTTCTGGACAGACTCAGTACACCATTGGTCCAGGTGGGCAGATTGGTGCTATCTTTACTGGAAGCATTACTGGTAATGTTCTCACTATTACTTCTATTCAGTCTGGCGGTATTTCTCTTGGTCAAACTCTTAGTGGAACTGGTATTACATTAGGGACAACAATTGTTCAAATGCTCACAGGGGCAGGAAACAATGTAAATGAAGCAGGCACTTATTTGTTAAATAAGACTTATTCAAGTCCTATATCAAGTGAAACCATTAATTCATATTATCAAAGACCATTAAGGCTTAATTCTGCTTTTGTGAGGATTAATACTTACTCTAATGGTCAACCAATAACAAATGGTGGATTAGATTACCCAGTTTCTGTTTTAAATGTTGAGCAATATCAAATGATTGGGTTGAAGACACTAAATGGGCCGTGGCCGAAGGCTGTGTACTATGAACCCACAGAGACTTTGGGGAATGTGTATTTGTGGCCGAACCCCTCCCAAGGTGAAATGCACATCTTTGTAGATCAGTTATTTCAAAGATTTACCACACAATTTGATAATATAAATTTACCAGAGGGCTATAACATGGCTCTTAGATGGTGTCTTGCAGAACGTTTAATGCCTATGTATGGCAAGGCTTCTCCTACTCAAATTGCGATGATTACAAAGTTTGCTGCACAGGGAAAGTCAACAGTAAAGAGGACAAACATGAACCCAGCAATTGTTTCAACTTATGCAGACTCACTTTTGGTGGGAAGACAAAAGGATGCAGGCTGGATACTTTCTGGGGGGTTCTTTAGATAATGGCTGATTTTGGCTTTGTCGGCCCCTCCTATGAAGCTGCTTCTATTTATCAAGAGGCTCAAGAGTGCATTAATTTCTATCCAGAGATTGATCCACTAAAGCCTCCTGGAAGTAGAGGAGTGGTTGCTCTTTATCCAACCCCAGGATTAACTAGCATCTTACAACTTAATAATGCTTCAGTTAGAGGAATGAGGACTCTTTCTGGTGGTAAATATTTAA